TCCGATCTTCATAGATAATGACGATTACTGGAAATTAGACGCTACTCACGTTCTCTACAATCGTTATCAAAGTGGGGACATAGCTAACAAAATAACAAACTATTTAAGGCTAGGGGATATTGCAACTGTAACCCATGATAGGTTAGCTGAAGAGGTTTACAAGTATAATACAAATGTCCATATTTTACCCAATGGGTTACCTTATGGGGACGAGCAATACTTGAATAAAAAAATACCTAGTGATATTGTTAGGCTTTTCTGGTCTGGCTCAGACACACACCAACATGATTTGAAAATACTAAAAGAACCTTTAAAGAGATTAACAAACCTACCAGTTAAAATGGTAATGGCTGGATATGTTGATAATCATGTATGGGATACAATGGCTTATTATTTTAGTGCAGGAAGGAAGCTAGATACTAAAATTTACCGTTATAACGATGTTACTAGGTATATGGAAGCCTATGGGGACTCAGATATAAGCCTAATTCCGTTAGTTGATTCTAAGTTTAACGGAATGAAATCCAATTTAAAGATTTTAGAAACTGCTGCAAAGCAAAACCCTGCTATTGTAAGTAACGTACACCCATATAAGGATATGCCAGTATTTTACGTTAATAAACAAACTGACTGGTTTAAGTGGATCAAACTTTTAACACATGATAAATGGCTTCGTGAGGAAAGCGGAAAGGAGTTATATAACTATTGCTTTGATAATTTTAACCTTCATTTGATAAATAAACAAAGAGAAAGCATTTATAAACAGATATGCCAGTACTCAAATGCTCAAACGGAAAGTACAGAATAGGAAGCGGCTCATGTATTTATGAGACCGAAGAGGCAGCACATAGGTCATGGGCAGCCATTAGAGTAGCGATGGCAGATAGTTACAATGACTATCCACAAGCGGCGGTTAACGCTGCTAAAAGAGCAGTTGCATGGGCAGAAAAAAATGGGTGGGGTACTTGTCTCACTCAAGTAGGAAAAGCCAGAGCCTACCAATTAGCTAATAAAGAAAACATTACGAGGGAAACAATAAGCAGGATGGCGGCTTTTGCTAGACATCTACAATATAAAGACGTTCCATATTCAGAAGGCTGCGGTGGATTAGCAGTTGACGCATGGGGTGGACAAGCAGGTATTGAATGGGCACAAAGAAAACTTAAAGAATTAAAAGGTGAGTAAATTAGAAGAACTAGGGATAAACATAGGTTTATCTATTGCAGGTTTTTTTGGTTCTGTCTTTTTCATAGAGAAAGGGAAAGACTTTAAAGAAACTTTAGTAGCAATGTTTGGCGGTGTGGCTTCAGCTAACTATTTAACTCCAGTAGTTTGCGACTGGTTCGGGATTGATAAAATTAACCACCAATTTTCAGTAGCCTTTTTATTAGGCTTCATGGGTTTAAAGGGAGTTGAAAGGATAGTACATAAATTGTTCAACCAAAAATCAAAAATATGAAAGAGTACTTTCAGAATCTAAAGACAACCATTTTCGGTGCGGTAGCTGGTCTTCCTATTTTAATTGAAGGTCTAGCATCAAAGAACTGGGAAAGAGTCCTAGAAGGTCTAGGAATTATCTTAATCGGAATCTTTGCAAAAGATGCCAAGTGATAAAATCACAATAGAACGAATAGCGTTGCTTCATCCCAAATTAAGGGATGAGGCTTTAGCTATTTTTGAAGAGATATGCGAATCTCTTACTGGTTCTTTATGTAGGTTTTCTTACACGCTTAGAACATTTGCAGAGCAAGACAAATTATTTGCACAAGGTAGAACTACTAAAGGCGCAAAAGTTACAAACGCTAGAGGCGGTCAGTCATACCATAATTACGGACTAGCTTTAGATATTGTTTTACTTTTAGATAAAGATAAAAACGGGTTATACGAGACTGCGGTATGGGATGTCAAAGGGGATTTTGACAGAGACGGCAAAGCAGACTGGATAGAAGTAGTACAAATATTTAAGCAGTATGGCTGGGAGTGGGGCGGTGACTGGAAGTTTTATGATGCCCCACATTTTCAAAAGACATTTGGATATTCAGTTAGGCAGTTACTTGATTTACACAAAAAAGGAAAAGTAGATAAGAACGGATATGTTCTGATATGAGAATAGGAAATTTAGTTAAGGAATACTTAGCGACCTATCCAGACTTGAAAAATTATACTCTAGCAAAAAAAATATTTGAAGAGCATAAGATTTCAAACCTAGAGAATATTCGTAAAACTATAAACTATTATAGAGGGGCTCAGGGTAATGGTGCTAGAAAAAGATTAGCAGATAAAACTTTTCAGAAACCTTTAACTTTTGACACTAGAAATACTAAAATGGAAAAAATAAATACTAGTGCTAAAGTCCTTATCCTTGATATAGAAACTGCTCCTATTTCAGCATACGTCTGGGGGATATGGAATCAAAACGTTCACCTACCGCAAATTCAATCGGACTGGTTTTGTTTGACATGGGCTGCAAAATGGCTATTTGAAGACAAAGTATACTCAGGTAAGCTAAAGCCTAAAGAAGTCCTAGAACAAGACGATAAACGCATTATAGAGGGAATCTGGAAGCTGGTTAACGAAGCAGACATTATCATAGCCCATAACGGAGAAAAGTTTGATATGCCGAAATTGAACTCTAGATTCATCATAAACGGATTGAACCCACCATTACCCTATCAACAAATAGATACACTTAAACATATTAGGAGACAATTTGGATTTACTTCTAATAAACTAGACTATGTAAATAAATTGTTAAACCTAGAAAGGAAAAAAGAAACTAACTTTGAGTTGTGGGAAAGGTGCATGAAAGGTAATGCAAATGCATTGTCTGAAATGGAAGATTATAATGTGCAGGATGTTCGTATATTAGAGGAAACTTATCTAATGATAAGAGCATGGATAAAGCCACATCCTAACATGGGTTTATTTATCCTAGACGAAAAGGAGCATAGATGTCCAAACTGTGGAAGTAATGAATTAAACGCACAAGGTAAGATGTACTACACAACTGCTAATGCTTATGAGTTAATGAGGTGTAGTAATTGTGGAGCATCAAGTAGAAAAAGACTAGGAGCAATAAACATAAAAGAGAAAAGACATTTACTTATAAGTTCTGCAAAATAGATTATATGTTACCGAAAAAGTTTAATAAAATGAGTATTGAAGAACAAGAAGTGTTTATAATGAAAAAGCTGACAGACTTATACAAAGAGGAAAAATATTTACGCAAAGCGTTAGCATCGGTAAGAAATAAAGTAAAGATAGAAATTAGTGAAATAGATAGACCAGATGAAGCTATTTTAAAAAGTGAGAATTAAAGTAAAATATAAAGATTTAACCAAAGAAAAAGTCTGGGGCTATGCTGATTCGGCAGGGTATATCGAGTTGGAAAAAAGACTCAAAGGAAAGAAGCATTTGGAAATACTTATACATGAGTGTTTACATTTACTTTTACCTGAAGCTGAAGAAGAAGAAATAGTAAAAAAAAGTGTAACTTTGTGTAACACACTCTGGCACGAAAAGTACAGAAGGGTAGACGATAAAGAAGGAATACCATTACAAGACGGCTCGTTATGAGGAAGCACACTAAAATATACATGGACTACTTCGGTTATGGAAAAGAAGATTTTTGCAGTTGTGAAGTTTGCGGTAGACGTGGGGTTGATGTCCATCATATAAATTGCAGAGGTATGGGCGGCAGTAAAGAAAAAGACACAATAGAAAACTTGATGTTAGTTTGCAGGGAGTGTCATTTGAAATACGGAGACAAAAAAGATTATATAGATTTTCTAAAAGAGAAGCACCAAGAATTTATATATAACTATGGAAAGTTCTATTAACTACATTCATCCTACGGCTATAATTTATCCTAACGTAGTGCTGGGACATGGTAATTATATTGGAGCATATTGTATAATAGGAGCACCAGCAGAACACAAAACTAATTGGGGCAAGACTAACGACATTGTAGTAATAGGTGATAACAATGTAATAACTGGAGCAGTAACTATAGATGGGGGAATGGAGAACATCACCTATATAGGAAATAGAAATTTTTTGATGAAAGGAGTTCACATCGGGCATGATTGCCATATATGGGACGATGTTATAATAAGTTGCGGTGCTAAGATAGGTGGTCATACTTACATAATGGAAAAAGTAAACATAGGGCTAAACGCAGTCATTCACCAAAGACAAACAATAGCAGAGGGATGCATGATAGGTATGGGCTCTGTAATAACTAGAAAACTAATAACTAAACCTTATTCTAAATACGCTGGTAATCCAGCTAAATACATAGGCTCAAATGAAGACAGCAGTAGTCCTACTAGATTATCTTAGACATGAGCATACTGCACAAGCAGTAGCTAGTTTTCCATTAGGGAACTATCCTTATGATATGTACACCATAGATAAGAAAGGAATAGCGGCTGCATTAAATGAGGGGATAAGAAAAACCAAAGACTATGACATTGTTGCTTTTTGTGGGAATGACATAGTAATGCCTAACAACTGGCTATTAATGGCAGTAGAGCATATTCAGGCAATACCAGAAACGGGAATGTGCGGAATCTATTGTGTAGAGAATCTACCGAAGACAGAAGTAATAAACGGAATAGAAGTACATCCAACATGGGCAACATTCGGAAATGTTATAATACCTAGAAAAGCAATAGATACAGTAGGATATTTTAACGAAGCCTATGACCCATACGGAATGCAGGATAGCGATTACGGACTAAGACTAACCCAGCTAGGATTTAAATCTTATTATATAAAAGGTTTACAAAGTTCTCATATAGGGCATGACGTAGGAGAACAGACGGATTATAGGAAAATGAAGGATGAAGGATTAAACAAGGCAGGGGAAATCTGGTCAGAATATACTAAACTATACCAAGAATCAAATAACTATACAATTTTTTACGATGAGTACAGTAGGTAGACCAACAGACTATAAACCAGAATACTGTCAAATGCTAATAGACCACATGAGCGAAGGTTATTCTTTTGAATCATTTGGGGGAATTGTTAGCGTTTCTGAGCGTGTTTTATATGACTGGGAAAAAGCACATCCAGAATTTCTGCACTCCAAAGAGATAGGAACTCAAAAATCTATGATTTGGTGGGAACAAATAGGTAGAAAAGGAATGATAAACGAGATACCATTCTTTAACGATAGAATCTGGAGGCTCAACATGATTAACAGATTTAGAAGTAAATGGAGTGATGGTACTAAGAATGAGAATAACGATAAAGTAAAAACAGAAATAGTTGTTAGATACGAAGGAGATACCGATAACGCTGAAGAAACCGCATAAGGCACAAAGACAAGTCCTAAATAGTAAGGCTAGGTTTATTGTGTTAATGTGTGGTAGAAGGTGGGGTAAATCTCTTATTTGCCAGAATATATCTATTCAAGACGCTCTAGAGGGTAAACTAGTCGCTTACATAACACCTACCTATCAACTAGCTAAGGTGTTCTTTGAGGACATGAGTAAGCTAATACCGACAGAAGCAGCAACCATTAATAAATCGGATTTAACTTTTCATTTTTTAACGGGTGGGGTAATACGTTTTTTTACTGGTGAAAAACTAGATAATTTAAGAGGTCAAAAATTCCATAGGGCAATACTAGATGAAGCACCTTATATAAAAAATCTAGAGCAGGGTTGGTTAAACTCTATAAGACCAACGCTAACAGACTTTAAAGGGTCTGCTATATTCGTATCAACCCCTAGAGGTAAAGACTATTTTTATTCGTTATATTCAAAGCAAGGAGAAACTAACTGGGAATCATTCAAGTTTACTACTTATGACAATCCACATATAGACAAAGCAGAAATAGACGAAGCTAGAAGGCAGTTACCTGCCCCAGTATTTGAGCAGGAGTACTTAGCTAACCCAATGGAGAACGCAGCTAATCCGTTTGGTTCTGAGAATATAAGGGATTGTATCAAACTATTAAGCTATCAAGAACCAGTATGTTTCGGAATAGACCTAGCTAAGAGTTATGACTGGTCAGTTATTATAGGACTAGACGCAGGGGGTAACGTTTGCTACCTAGATAGATTTCAAAAGGACTGGCACACAACTAAACAATCTATCTTAAAGCTACCTAGAAAACCTATATTGCTAGATTCTACTGGAGTAGGCGACCCAATATTTGAGGAACTACAAAGGGCAGGTTTAATGGTTGAAGGGTTAAAATTTACCAGCAATTCTAAACAACAGTTAATGGTAGGACTTCAGAACGCTATTCATTCTAAAAGCATAGGTTATCCAGATGGGGTAATAGTAAATGAGTTAGAAGTGTTTGAATATCAGTTCACGGCTAATGGTGTTAAGTATTCTGCACCTTCAGGGTTTAATGACGATTGCGTAATGGCTTTATCTTTATCATGGCAGAACTGGCAAAGTAGAATGGGTAAAGGGAAATACAGTTTTATATGAGGCAAGTATATTATAATTATTTACTTTGGGAAGACTACCAAAATGGAATGTGGAAAAAACATCCTAAAGAAGTAGAAGAACAAATGTGCATTGATGCTTTAGAGTTTATGCAAGATGTAGAACGCTGGGGTGACGCTATGATTAAAGTTGTCAAGGAATGGAAATATACAACCGAACATAACTTATCAGACCAACAAACAAACAAAAAAGCGTTTATAGGTCAATGTGCAGTATGCTATGAACTAGGTATACCAGAACATATTACTAGAGAGGTTTGGGGAAAATTAACAGAAAAAAACCAGATAGAAGCTAACAATAAAGCGAAAAAAGCTATATCTTTGTTTAAACTAAACCACTTAGAGCATGAACTCAAAACACTTTTTGACTAAAAATGTCTATGAAGAATCAATAGACAGAATCGCATGGACTTTTGATAATTTTGAAAAAGTTTACCTTTCTTTTTCTGGCGGTAAGGATTCAACCGTAATGATGCATTTAGTAATGGCAGAAGCTAAAAAAAGGAATCAAAAAATCGGTGTGTTATTTGTAGATTTAGAGGGTCAGTATAAAATAACAATAGAGCACGTTCACAATATGTATGAGCAATACAAAGAGTGGATAATACCTTATTGGCTTTGCCTACCAATACATTTAAGAAATGCAGTATCTGTTTTTGAAACTCATTGGATATGCTGGGATGAAAACAGAAAAGATGACTGGATTAGAGAATTACCTAAAGGATGTATAAAAGATACTAACTACTTTCCATTCTTTTATGAAGGTATGGAGTTTGAAGATTTTGTGCCAGAGTTTGGTAGCTGGTATGCAGAAGGCAAAACGTGTGCTTGTTTTGTAGGGATTAGAACTAGTGAAAGTTTAAACAGATGGCGAACTATTGCAAGTGATAAAAAGCAAAAGTTTGGAGATAAAAAATATACTACTTTAGTTAAAGATAGTGTTTATAATGTTTATCCTATTTACGACTGGAAAACTCAAGACCTTTGGATATATCATTACAAATATCCAGAATGTAAGCATAATAAGTTATATGACCTTATGAACATGGCAGGGTTAACAATAAATCAAATGAGAATCTGTCAACCTTATGGAGACGACCAAAGAAGGGGATTGTGGTTATTTCATTTAATAGAACCAGAAACATGGGCGAAAGTAGTTGCTAGAGTTAATGGGGCTAATAGTGGTGCTTTGTATATTAATGAGAACGGTAACATAAACGGATATAGAAAAGTAACTAAACCAGAGAATCACACATGGAAAAGTTTTGCTAATCTATTAATCAACTCAATGCCGCCAAAAACTAAAGAGCACTATGAGAATAAAATAGCAATATTCCAAAAGTGGTGGATAGATAAAGGTTATGAAGGTGGAATACCAGACGAAGCAGATTATAGACTAGAGCAGGAAAGGAAAGTGCCATCATGGCGAAGGGTATGCAAGTCACTATTAAGAAATGATTATTGGTGCAAGGGTTTATCTTTTACGCAGCATAAATCAGAAGCATACGAAAAGTATTTACTGTTAATGAAAAAAAGAAGGGAAAAATGGCAGCCAGAATTATTTAGTTAAATATAATTTCTATATCTTTACATTTAAATAAACCACTTATGAACGAATTAACAAACTTAATTAACTATCTAAGCAAACTAGACTTAGACGAGCAAGTAAATGCAATAAACGAAATAAAAAAAGAATTGCATAAGATTAGCCCTTTTAAACACGAGCCAGTAGATTGCGTATTATGGGTTAAAAATACTTCAGTACACGCAAACGATTATAACCCTAATAGTGTGGCACCTCCAGAAATGGAGTTACTTAGATTAAGTATTGAAGCAGATGGATATACGCAGCCAATAGTAACCATGTATGAAGATGGGGGAACTAGAGAAGTTATAGACGGATTCCATAGGAATAGGGTAGGTAAAGAATGTGCAGATATTCAAGCAAGGGTTAAAGGCTATTTACCAGTAGTTACTATTAATCAAACTAGAGAGGACAAAGGAGATAGGATAGCTTCTACAATAAGACACAATAGGGCAAGGGGTAAACATAAGGTAACCGCTATGAGTGATATTGTGGTAGACCTTAAAAAGCGTAACTGGTCAGATGAAAAGATAGCTAGAGAATTGGGTATGGATGCAGACGAGGTTTTAAGATTGTGTCAAATATCTGGATTAGCTGAAATGTTTTCAGACCAAGAATTTAGCCAAGCGTGGGAGATTAATTCAGTTAACGATTTAGATAACCTTGAAGATGAAGAATAGATTTTATCTATAGCCTATAGAAAATATTTATAGAAAAAACTAAAGAAAAGTTTTGCAATATTAAAAAAAGGTTTATCTTTGATATATCAAAACAGAAACACAATGAAACACATTAACTACAAAGGTTACGAAATCAACATCAAGAAATACGGTAAAATGTTTATTGCTGAAGTATGCTACAATGACGGTGTAGTAATGCTTGAACTAGAAGCAGACAATATTGATATATTAATTAACATGGCTAAAAATTCAATCTAATGAACAACCTAGAAACGATTTATACTATCTACCAAGAATACATAGATGGCAATGAAGGAATTAACCCTACAGATTGGTTATGTCAATATGATTTAAACCAAGAAGAAATAGAATATTTTTTTAGTTTATTAAATTAAATATCATGAAAAATCTAGAAACATTTATCCAAAAGAATCCTTATAAAGTATTTTTTATAATGATAATTATTTGTTTACTTGCAGACAATTTATAACCACTAAATAAAAACACAATGAAAATTCAACTAATCAAAGAAGTTAACGACAAAGGAGAAACTTGGTACTGCATAGAAAAAGACGGTAGATATATTCCAAGTACATTAACTAGAAAGTTTGAGGATGCAGTAGAAACTTACAATAAGGTTATAAATGCAGACCCTACTAGAGAAGTTATTATGGAACAAGAAATTGATTACTAATGAAATACATTCAAGAAGATAGCTTCCAAATAGATTGTTTTGTAGATGCAGAAGTTAACATAGATGTTCAGCCTATAAGAGTAGAAGAGTGTCACGGTTTACATTCATTTGATGATACAAGCGTAGATGTAGAGGTAAAAAAAGTTTATATAGAAGTTGGCGGTGTAATAATTGACATCACAGACAGACTAAGAGCAGAAGAAATAAAAGCAATAGAAGATTCACTAGAACCAAATTTAGATTTATGATTGGACAGTTATTAAAAGAAAACAGACAAAGAAGAAACCTAACTCAAAAGCAGTTAGGAGAAAAAGCAGGGATAAGTTTTGTAGCGGTTAACAGAATAGAGAGAGGGGCACAACCTAGACTATCTGTAGCTAACAAGTTATTTAACGCTATGGACTTAGACTTGAAATTTGAAGCAGTTAATAAATTGGGAGTTTCATAGGTAACCGCCCTGCCTTTCTAGGTGGGGCTTTATTTTTTATTATGCAAAAACAAATATACCATATTGGTGACGTCAACAAAATGGTTGAGCATCATATCGTTGACACCAACAAAATGATAACTATGGCACAACAAACGGCAGTAGAATGGTTAGTTGAACAAATGGAAAAAGATTCATATCAAATACTTTTTGGTAAACTTAATGCATCTATTGAAACAATTGAACAAGCCAAAGCAATGGA